TTTACTAGGGGTTTTCACCAATAGACAAATACCGTAAAATGTGATTAATGGCTGAACAAATTGATTTCGTTGACGCTTTACGCAAACTGATTGACTCGAAAACGGGCGAGATAAACACGTCCCTGCCGGGCGTGATCGTCAGTTACTCCAATGGCCGCGCCAGTGTGCAGCCTACGCCTAGCAAGCGGTATGCTGATGGTGACGTGTTGCCATTCCCAATTCTTCAGAATGTGCGCGTGTGCTGGCCTAGCTTTGCTGGTGGTATGGCTGGCGTTAAAGGGCCAATCCTGCCGGGTGACAAGTGCCTTATTGTGTTCGCACAGCAAGCGGTAGACGGAACCGACGATATGCGCCGGTTTGACATTTCAGACTCCTACGTTATACCTTGTGACCTTGGCGCGGCTGGCGCTGGGGATAGTGGGAATAATGCTGATTTAACGGTGTTTTACGGGCCTGGTTCTATTCGAATTAGTGCCGGTGGTGCCGTGACTATTACAGCGCCTGAAGGCGTTTCTATCGTTGCACCTAGCGTGTCTAATAGCGGTACGCTGTCAAATAGCGGGGCCGTTTCAATGGCATCAACATTGTCAGCAAGTGGTCAAGCTACATTCACCACTGGCGCTACGGTTGCAGGTATTGAGTTCTCAAGCCATAAGCATACCGGGGTACAAACTGGACCAGACAACACCGGAGGGCCAATTTCATGATTGATCTAGCTCTCGATAAGTTGACGCATGATCTAGTTATTGTTAACAATGACTTGGTGCTACTGGATGGCGCGGAACGTGTGCGTCAGCACTTGGCCATTAAGCTAAAACTTTTCACTGGAGAATGGTTTCTAGATACCGAGTTTGGCACGCCATATACCGCCGAGATATTGGGTAAACAGATTAGTCTTGCGGGCTCTGTGGCTGCGCTTAAAGCGTCAATTATGTCGGTTGACGGCGTGCAAAGTATCACTCGGTTTAACTTTGATTTCAATCGGTCAGCGCGCAGTTTAGGCGTTGATTTTGATGTTATGACACCTTACGGATTAATCACCTATGCCACTTAATACAGCTGGATTTGAGAGATCGCGATTAGCCGACATTAAAGCGGATTTTGACCAACGGTTTACCGATGCTTTGGGGCCGGTTAACACGTCTCCGGATGCTGTTGTTGGTCAAATGATTGGCATTTTTGCGGCGGCTTTGGATGACATCCAAGAGACGTTACAAGACACTTATGACGCTATGTATCCGTACAGTGCAGAAGGAACTAGCTTAGACGGTGCCGTGTCGTTTGTTGGGTTAGAGCGTTTAGGCTCTAGCGCCACTACGGTGACGGCTTGCGTTTATGGCTTAGAGGCTACGCTGTTACCGGCTGGAGTTATGACTCGCTCTGGCACGAAACAATATGCCACGACGACGGATGTGGTGATTAGTCGGGCAAATGCTTTAGATGTTGAAATTGAAGTGACGACTGTACTCAATGCAACGTCTTACCAGATTATAGCTGGCGGCGTTTTGGCGGCTTATACGAGCGATGCCAGTGCCACGGCTGGCGAGATTGCTACGGGGCTTGCAGCGGCGTTTAATCCAGCCAATTTCACAGCGGTGGTTACGGGTTCAAAGGTTCGAGTTTACAGCTTCGATAAAGTCTCAGACTTCCCGCTGACGCTTGACGCTAATTTGACAATCACAAAGCTCGGTTCACCGGCTGTATTTGCGGCGCTTGAGCTTGGTGCAAATGTCTTGCCGGTAGCGGCTTTGACTACCATTGACAGCCCTATCCTTGGATGGTCAGAAGTGTCTAACTTGGTGGCTGGTGCGACTGGTCGTGATGTTGAGTCAGACGCTGATTTGCGTGACCGTCATTCAACTAGCATCCGGGCAACTGGTAGCGCAACTGTTAAGGCCATTCGGGCGAGATTGATATCTGATGTGCCTGAAATTACGGCGGCTTATGTCTATGAAAATCGCACATCTTTGACCGTGGATTCAATGCCGCCACATAGTTTTGAGACCGTGGTGGTTGGCGGCGCTACTCAGGACATTCTTGATAAGATTTGGGAGCTTAAACCAGCTGGCATTGAGACTTATGGCAGCACTTCAGGCCAAGTGATTGACGACAATGGCGACGGGCAAACGATCAAGTTCTCACGGCCTACAACGCAATACGCTTGGATTCGAGTTTCTGTTGATGCTTTGTACCTTGAAGAGTTGTTGCCAAGTACGGTACAGGTCGCAATTGCTGATGCTGTAATGACTTATGGCTCTAAGCTGGACGTTGGAGAAGACATTATTACACAGCGTTTTTATGGCCCTATTTACGGCGCTACTACTGGCCTAGGTCAGATCACAGTTGAGGCGGCTATCACGGCCACTGAAGGCGGTACGCCTAGTTACTCCACCAACAATATAGCCATTGGTCGAGCTGGTATTGCTGAGTTCTCTGTGGCTCGTATCTCGGTGGTTGGTGCATGAGCCTAGTTAGCGAAGCCCTAGAACGGGCTACTAGCCAGTTTCAGGCATCTCCAAAGGTGCTGGCATTGCTTGAAGCTATCGTTGGGCCGTTGGATGCTGTAAGCGCCACGGCTGGCGAGTTTAAAACTGAACGATGGATTGATACCGCCATTGGTAAGCAATTGGATGGCTGCGGTTACATCGTTGGCGAACTGCGTGCTGGTCGTGATGATGACGCTTATCGCAAAGCAATCAGGTTTCGGGTGTTCGTCAACATTTCAGAAGGTACGCCAGATGCCTTGATTGATGGCTTGCAGTATCTTATTGATTCCGACAACAAACAATACATTGAGATGTATCCGGCAACTGCTATTCTGTTTGCGGATGGTCCTGATGTGCCAATTGACATTCAAGCACAGATACAAGACTTGGCACCGGCTGGAATTTCAGACGTTCCTGTTTTGGTTTCATATACTGAAAACCCATTTAGGTTTATGCGGTATTCTGATACTGGTGACTTGTTTGTAAACAATGGCGCTGATTATTTAACGGCTAACGGGTCAGATATTCAAATTACAACTGTTTTAGGTTCATTTATTGGACCTACTTTTGGCGGTATTGCACCGGCTGATTTAACCGCTGGAGTGCAATTGATTGATGTTAACGGATCAATACTTGTAATTCATGATTCAGAGTATCAGACTAAAATTGAGTCTGGTTATCACTTAACTGGCGTATTCAAATGACAACATTCTCAGATACTTTTACCACTTATTCAGACGGTCAGCAAAATCTTAATCAGCCACCTGATGCGATTATGGCCAATGGTTTTGTTCCTGCTACGGCTACAAGTCGAGGACAGCCACTGCCTGCTCAATGGCTAAATTGGTTGGTTAACCGTTTGTTTAAGCATATTAATCGTGATGTTGTTACAGATACAAACGGTGTTAATTTGTTTGTGACTGAAAATGCTTTGATTCGACTTGAGGCATTTGATATTTCAGACCCTAATAAATACTTGGTTGCTATTGGGTATAAAGCTGCCGGAGTTATTCCAAGTTTGAAAGTAGTTTCTAGCGCTACTTTGACGCTTGGCACTGGTACAATTAATGGAAATCAGCCGGTTATCGGCGGAACTAATGTGAAAATCGTCGGGTATTCCCGACAAGTTGGAGAACTGTAAATATGCTAACGATCACCGAAGAAGCCCAAACACGGGCACTAATTGCACAAAATGCAGCCATTCTTTCATTGGCTGCAAGTGAGCCAAGCATTATTAGCAAATTGGCAGCAACCAAAGTATCTTTGGCTGATTTGTCGCCTGCCGTGTCGCTTGGTGATTCAGACTTGTTTTTGGTTCGTCAGGGTCTTGGTGAGAAAAGTGTTTCTACGGCTGTTTTGAAAACCGATGTTTTGACCGGTCTCGATGCTTCTGAAGTTGGGTATATGCCTGCTGGAGTTGGTGCAGTTGCTGCGGATGTGCAAACCAAGCTGCGGGAGATTTCTGTAAGCCTCGCGGATTTTGGCGGGGTGGAAGATGGCATCACTGAAGATAGCGCTGCATTTACAAAAGCTGTTGCAGCGTTACCAAATGGCGGAACCATCCTCATCAAGGGGACACCTTTGATCGGTGGAGTCACCATTGCCACAGAAGGCATTCGGCTTGATTCACACTCTCCAACGGGAACTTACATCGTAGTCAAAAGCGGGACGCTTGGGATTTTGGTGACGGCCAACTGGGTCAGTCTTGGAAAGATCAAATTTAAATCCCAAGGAACAAAAACAGACGGACTAAACACACGAGGCATTCGCTACGAGAAAACGCCGGTCAACAGTATCGGTTTTGCCGAATGGGATGATGTTACTTTTAATGGCTTCAGTGGCTATGGTGGTACGGTCATCAACGCGATCAACTTCGTGTATCGCAAGGGCTACGCGATCAGCTGCATCACTGGCGTATCTTTTGATCGGGATGCTGGTGCTGTTCTGTTTGGGACTACCACCCAGATCGATGACTTTTACGCTACGTCTTGCACGACCGGACTTAAAACCAATTACCTTTATCGCTCAAGAATAAACATGATTGGCGAGTATTGCGACTACGGTTTAGACGCAAATGCAGGTGAATTCACGCTTGGTCCGCAGTGCTATTTTGAGAACAATTTCATTCTCGGCGCTCGCATCGTCAACGCTGCTGTACGCGACCTGAACACTTACAGTAACAACACGGTAACGGATGCAGTGTCGATCACGTTCACCGGCGCGGTTGCCGCTGCTGATCGGGGCTACGTCAAAATGCTTGACTTTGACTTTACCGCCAAGCGTATGGGGATTTTGTCGAATTACGGAGTAGACCCTAAATACTTTGCTGCATATGGGGACACTGCAAATGTGGGCGTCACTTATGGCAGCGCCGTCGTGCCGATTGTGCGCGGAGCAAACCTTGCAGATCCTGCGGCATGGGTGTCGAACAGGTCGGCAGAATTCCAAGGGTGGAACGCTGCTAATCAAGGGTACAAGGTACAAGGTACTACCGCAGGTGACACGACCTACGGCATCAAGCAGGATGTCACCCTGTCAACCGCTAGTCAGTACATCATCGATGTGGCATCTACAACGGTATCAGGGTCGGGGATCACGTTGATTAAATGCGGTGCCACAACAGTGACAAATGGCGTACCATTCACCCCACCCGTCAACGGCACAAACATAATCAAGGCTTACGGGTTAGATACTCTCGGGACTCCGTTTGAGTGCTACATCAATGCATTCCAAATCACTGAAGTGCTTATAAATACACGGTACACGTCAATTGCCCAGAAGGTTCTGACCGCCAAACAGCCGGGGCGTGGAATTATTCATGCCGCTGCTTCGCCAGTGGCTGGGTATTGGGCCGTCGGTGAGATTGTCTACAACAGCGCTCCGACTGCGGGCGGAACGCTTGGCTGGGTTTGCACAACTGCTGGAACGCCTGGTACTTGGAAGACATTCGGGGCAATCTCGGCATGAGTATCCCAATTGACAAACAAGCCCACGCCATAAGCGGGGCTTTAACAGTGCTATTTCTTGTGGTAACTGGTTATTCAGTTTGGCATGGATTAGCTCTGTGCCTAGTTAATGCAGTTGGAAAAGAGATTTACGATTACTACAACCCTAAAACACATACTTGTGATGTGTGGGATGCTGTAGCCACCATGACAGGCGGTGTGTTAGCTGCTATTTATGTTATTGGAGTTAATTTGTGGATGTAGTACACGATAGGCGTGATTCAGACGGCTCAGACCGTCGCGCCAATCCACCAGCTCAAGACAGGCGTCAATCTTCTGACGATAAGGCGCTTTTGGTTCTGGTTCAATTGGTTCATGATGACGTTCAGAAGCTAAAGACAAAGATTGATGACGTTCGGACTGACGAATCATTGGCGCTTGCTGAGGCTGTCAGCGACCTGATGTTAAAGGCGTTTCCTGAGGGAGATGCAACTGGCCATAAGGCGGCTCACGAAGCTGAAATGGCCGCTATTCTTGACCGGGCAGAGTTCTGGAAAAAGATGCGGTTTGAACTTTCTCGCGCTGGATTACTTGGCTTTTTGGCGTGGGCTGGCGTGCAACTTTGGCATGGCGTTTTAGCGGGACCAAAATCATGATGTGCTGGATTGTTATGGCGTACTGGTTGGAAAACGAATGGAAGCGTATTAAAAATGAACTTTGATGTTGCATTTGAAAAGCTAATGAACCATGAAGGCGGCTTCGTTAATCACAAAGACGATAAAGGCGGCGCTACTAACTTTGGTGTAACTGAATCGGTGGCTCGTGATGCTGGTTACATGGGTGATATGCGTGACTTGCCATTGGATAAAGCCAAGGCCATTTACCGGGCTTCGTACTGGACACCAATGCGGGCCGATCAAATGCCTGAGGTGCTGCGTTACAGCGTCTTTGATGCCGCTGTTAACTCAGGCGTAGGTCAGGCTACCAAGTGGCTACAACGCTCGTTAAACATCTCTGACGATGGACAGATTGGCCCCGTCACAATGGGTACGGTTAACTTCAACGATCCGCGCTCTACGCTGGCGCGTTTCAATGGTTATCGCTTGGCTTTCTTGTCTGATCGTAATAACTGGGATTCGTTCGGGCGTGGCTGGGCTAGGCGTGTAGCTGCTATTTTGTGGGAGGCTTGATATGGATCCGGTAACTGTACTTTTGGGTATTGGCTCAAAGGTCATTGATCGTCTATGGCCTGACGAAACACAACGTGACATCGCCAAACTTGAATTACTAAAGATGCAACAATCTGGCGAGCTGGCGCAATTGGCGTCTGAAACTGAACTGGCAAAGGCTCAGATTGGAGTCAATACCGAGGATGCAAAGTCGGGTAGCGTATTAGTGTCTGGCGCTCGCCCATTCATCCTTTGGGGGTGTGGCTTTGCCATGATCTATGCGGCCATGCTTGAGCCTATGATGCGATTCTTCGCCGTGGTGGTGTTTGGTTATCTTGGCTCGTTTCCTGTGCTTGACACGACGCTGACAACTCAGGTTTTGCTTGGGTTATTGGGTCTTGCAGGGATGAGGTCAGTGGATAAAATAAAAGGCGTTGCAAGCAAGTAAATAAAAACCCGCCTAGTGCGGGTTTCTTGTTAAAACTTTTGTTCGTCTTCTAAAGTTTTGTGCTGCGTAAAAGAAAAATCAAGCCGCCACAAATGGCCATAGTTTGACTGTTTTTTAAGCCATTCAAAGAAAAGCGTTTGAGCGTCTGCAAGTGATTCAGCCGATACGACGCGACTACCTGAAAAACAATTGCTTGCTGAACTGTATTCAACGGTAAAGTGCTTCACTTTCCATCCTTCACAAATACACCATTAGGCATCATAGTCCCAGTTCTGTCTTTGATTTCATCGTAAGCCACTTCTAGGCAAGCGACTAAGTTTAGGTCTTCTTTTGCTGCAACGATAATAAGCGTCACCAATACGTCACCAAGGCCGTCAATGATTCCGGCGCGGTCGCCTTTGATGATGGCGTCTGCCAGCTCACCAAGTTCAGACATGGTTTTCAGTAGCTGGGTTTGACTTGTTGAGTTTGGCAAAATCTTACGATCTTCCGCCCATTTGATAACCTGTTTTTCCGTCTGTTCAAAGCTCATTTGTTTTCCTTTTTAAATGTTGGCAACGGGTGCCAGTGAGTGAAATATTTATCGTTTGAAATGTGAATTCCGACAGATGTAATTCCGTACTTTTGACTTATTAAAAGCATTTTTACACCTCGTGGCGTGCTGTCATCTATTGGTTTCCAGTGCAAGTCATAACTTACAACTGCTGCACCATCACTGTTAATGGTTGTTTTCATTTTTCATTTTTTCAATCTTATCCTTGATTTCGTCTAAGACGGCTTCGCGGCATTTCATACCGTATAGCAACATTTCTGTTTCATCATAGCCTCTGATTTTGTAACCCGTTGGCTTATGCGTATCGATTACGATCTTTTCAGGTAGCGGTGGTAATTTCATACATCCTCCGGGAAAAACGCCAGCATTGTGACAGGTGCAACGGTTCGCAAAATAGCCAAAACCTCTTGAGCGATAAGTCGATGTTCTTTTTGGGTTGACTCATGCAACCGCTGTTTAAGGTAAAAAATCCAGCTTCGCATGGTGCCATTGCAGTCCATTCGGCTAGAAGTCAAGCCTTCAGGCAACAGGGCACGGGCTTGTTCTTTGGCAATTCCTGACTTTAAAGCCATTTCGTAAGATCGCTCTACCAAGCTCATGACGTTCTGTTGAGTTTCATCCCACCATCGGGTCAATCCTTCATTCTCGTATGGCTTGATTTCAATGCTGTTTTGACGATTTTTAACGTCCTGCAAACGGCACTCACGAAGTTCGGCATCAGGAAGAATGCTAACGTCTTGGTATCGCTGGCTAAACTCTTGAAAATTGATTGACGAATGGCGAAGAATCTGGCGCCCAATGTCTCGCGTCGTGTCAATCTCAAGGCACACGTTAGCCATGTCAAACGGGCTTACATGGCCTTCACGCATACAGTAGTTCAATAGACCTGCAATGCTCGGGTTATCGCGGTTATCGCTGCTAATGCGAGCCTCGTAAGCAATCTCTTTATCAATGTCTGGAGTTGCCCAGCGTAGTGTGACTTTCATTTCATTTCCTTAAATAAATCCGGTTGATCGTTAATCGTAACCTTGTTAGTGACTTTTGTTTGTGGCTTTTTGCCTAGTGCTGCGTAACACGTCGGGCCGATTGGTTTTCCATCTAGGTAAAAATGCTTTGTGCCTGACTGCAAAGCACGACCGCATTTAAAGCATTTCATGGCATGGATTTACCAATTTCAGCGCGTTTATCTACTATTCGAGTATAAAAATTTACATGGTCAAGATTAATATTCAGACCACTATCAATTCGCTCTGCTGCGCGAAGTGTTGAAGTTTCAAATGTTTGAACAACCTTTTCTGATATTGCATCAATAACTTCAATTTTGTAAGTCATATCTCTACCACCTCCGGCGCACGACTGCGCATTCTGTTTGTTGCATTTTTTAGAAAGTTTGAGTATTCACCGCGTGAAATGCTGCATCGCTGCAAGTCATGCCATTCTGCAAGCTCTGTCAATGCGTGTAACTCAGTCGGTGTGATGTCCCATTTATGCCACTTTTCAAACCTTGTCTTAAGGCTGATTAAAGCCTTCTGAGCCACTGCGCACGCTGGCAATACCTCTTCACCAATTCCATTGCGTGCCATAGTTTCAGCCACTCCAAGCATCTCACAAAGCCCTTTGTAACCGT